ACTGTAACGCTGTTGTTTCGGTTGAGGGTTCAGCGACTCCCTCTGTGATTTCGTTTGACATAATGTTTGCACTCCTTAACGCCGAGCGATGGCGATGATTATATTATAACTTATACATCAAGTTAAATTCTGTCTGAAAATTTTGTTTTGAGATTACGCCAGTCACACATCTGTAATATCTGATCGTAAGTAAGTATACGCCCAGATATTTGTTGTATCTGTTCGTTGCTTGCGTTATGTAATTCTTCTATTGTTTCCTCTCGGAGGTCAGAGATTACTTGTAGGAATCGAGCAAAGTGCTCGTGATTACTTAGTGCTTGTAAGTCTGTTTCTAGGCTCATTTCTTTAAAAACCCCATTTTATCTATTTTATCGTGAATCTGTTTTGAAAAATTAACAGCGTCTTCGAGTTCATTATATCTGGGGTAATTTTTTAATCCGCTTTTCTTTGCTACATTTATGGCTTCTTCTTCAGTCATTTGTTTACCATCTCTCATAGTTGGTAGAACATAGAATCCATCATCGAATCCTACTACAGTAGTTTTTACGTTACTTACTGTTCCGTCTGGATTTTTGACTTCCGGATACTTTCCGGGAAATATTCTTGTTAAGCTCATAAATTATTCTGCTGCTGAACGCATAAGTGCTACAGTACGTGGTCCTCTAGTCTTAACTTGTTTGTACCACTTTGAATCAACCATCTCATCGGCTGCTGTACCGTAATCATTCTTTTCTAATGCTGCTTTCATCTTTTTGAATGTACTTAATTTACTGTACCCTAAATTAAATGACATATCAATCAATGCCATCTGTACATTCTTAGGTCTGCTATTAATTTTTGGATCAAACTTTTTTAAATCCTCTACAGCTCTAGCCATTGAGTAACTATACAAAGCAGATAATTCTTTATCCGTGAGTTCTCTTTTGCCGGACTTGAGTTCATCTCTATTTAGTCCCAATGAATCCAAGATTGGTTGATTGGTTTTATCTTCTAGATTAAAACCTACTCCGATAGACATATTACCTAATGAATCCTTGTAAGCTTTAGTTCTTACACCTTCATTAACTCCTATCATTTCTGCTACCTCTTGGGCAACTTTATTTTTTGATACAGCTCTAGCTACGTAGCCTTGTGCGGATAGATTATCTGCCATATTACATTCCTTGTGTGTTAATATCTCCCATTTGAGCTGGCTCTGTACCGACTCTACCGATTTGGGCGTTCTGTGCTTGTTGCATTTGGAAGGTATACTGTCCGGCGTACTTCTCAAGTCTCGCAGCAAAGGCTTCATCTGTTTGAAGTCTTTCAGCAACGTCTGGCTGAGAAGCGTACTGCTCAATAACAGTAAGAGCAATTTGAGCACCGTTAGGACGTGCCGGCATTTCAATGCCAGCAAAGATTTTAGCAAGGTCATCTGTTACTTGTCGTACAACTTGTTCTTGAGCCGCTTCTGTAGGTTGTAGCACACGATCCGCGAGTACCGGATCAATACTGTTAGCAGCAGCATCGAGTAAGTTATCAATGTTAATACGACCACTGCGATCCAGTTGCGTGAGAGCAACCATTTGTTGAAGTTTCTTTTCTTGAGTCTCTGGATCCGAATTGAGGACATCATAGGATATGATTATGTCGTAGTTCTCATCGGGGTTGCCTTTATTGAAAACTACGGGGTCTGGCGATCCGGTAACTCTAAAGAAAACTGAGTCCGGTCCAAACCGCTGGAAACATTTATAGCACATCTGTAAAACCTCTGCGGAGTGCTGTAAGAACTTGTCCACTAAAAATTGTTTACGAACTTGTGAGATTTGAGATGTTTCATCAAGCCCACAAAGTCTGTCCGCTTGTGCCTCCATTGTCTTTTCTATTTCAATAGAACCTACTGGTGACGGAGGAGTTGGAGCAAAATCAAGGTCTCCTTTTCTTCGGTAAGGTATCATCCTTCCGGGACCCCAATCTGTTGGTGCTTGACCAACGGGGTGTAGAATCGGAGGTAGAGTCGCTAGACTGTTTCTATCAATACGTGAATCCCGCTCAACCTTTACTTGATTCTGTATTCCGCGAAGGATGTCTGGAATAGTTTGAGTATCATAGAGCCTCTTACTATCTTCAGAAAGTTTTGTTACTACTACTGGGTAATCTTCGTAACCGTTCAATAGCTCGAACTTAGCATAGCCTTCACTATATTCCTTGTGGAAGACTGTGCAGTAAATACCTTCGGAACCATCTTCTGGGTCAATCAGTCTTTGGTATCCGTATACGATTTCAATTAGCTCATTTGCTTCATAAGCGTTGTCAGTTAATGATGTACTTCTACGTCCTTCTTGTTCTCTCTCGATGCTATCAATATTTACTCCGCGATATTTGTCTATCATTGTTTCTACGAAGTCAGCATCCCATCCGTCTGTGATTACTTTATTCTCTAGCTCTTGAGCTGTATAATAAGTTTTCCAAAAACAATAAGGTGCACGCTGTGGGTCTGTAACGTATGGAGGGAAGAAAAAGTCTCCGTCCGGTGCAAGTGTCTTTACTTCGGGAGCATCTACTTGTCTGCGAACTATCGGTAACTCTGCTTCACCAATTTTACGTAAATCCTTTAGAGCTTTCTTAGCTCTTTTCTTAGTAACTCCCGGAAATGTTGCTTCTAATAAAGCAATTAACTCGTCATCATTTTCGCCGGCTTCAATGAGCTCAACAACCTCTGGGGCTATCTGTGCAATCTGATTGAGATCAAGTCTCTGTAAGAATCTACGATCTTCTCTGTGCCAACCTACGTAGGTAATTAATATACCTCTTTCTAAAAGATAATTAGCACCGAGTTCCATTTCTCTTTTGAAACGTGGAATGTATCCACTAGATACCATCCACTTCAAGAAACTAGAAACTACTTTACTTCTTGAAATATCTGTACTCTCAACCGGAAACGCTCTTACATTAGAACGATTAAGAGAAGACATAAACAGAGATACAAGACGAGTAATTCTTTCATCAATAGTGTGTGCCTCCATATCAGCAGCACCTTCCCAAGGAAATGCGTCCGCTCCGTGCTTTCTGTGGTCACGGCTTTTACCAGCCCACCAATTACGTCTGTCATCATAGCTTGTACGACACAGATCGAAATACGCTTCGAGCTCTACAACGGTTTCGTCATAGGCGTAGCGTAAAGTTTTAATATCGGGCTCTTTCCCTACATATGTAAGGGCTTCTGAAATTGAGTCACTTTGCATAGTTTATTTAATATAATATCATATGTATCAACTATACTAAGTGCGTTGAGGTGTCTTTACCCAACTGTACTTAGGATGATCTGAACTATTGTCGGCTTCTAAATAAATTAGTTTACCGGGAATAATTTTACCGTGCATACGTCTAGGTATTTTTACTGCAACTTTTTTACTAAGTTCTTTAACGTAAACCATAACGTACATAGGATTTGGTGCTTGAGATAGAACTGGTCCTCTATACAACACCGGCATAGATATAAACTCATCTAGGACTCTTTGTCCGTCATCATTGATCCACGTACCTTTACCCCTTCCGGTAACCATTTCTTCTTCTAGTTCTTTGAAGACTAGATCTAGGGCTTCCTCGAAAGGTATCCCGTACTCTTCTGCTATTTCTGTTAATCTTTTTTTAGGCATCAGTAGCCTCCTTTTGTATGTGTTATAGTTCTATAATCTCTAGCGTCTATGTGGTCGGGTCCATCTCCGGCGTTAGCCATACGTAAGTAACGAATGACATCAAAGAAGTCCTTGAGAGGTTCGTCCGCTTTTCCGTTAGAGTTATAATTAATTAAAGAATCTATTAGGTTGCCGCAGTCCTTGTGTATATAACACATAGGCTTATTGGCTTCATCTATCGGTACGTTAGGATTGTAACTGAACCACTCGTCCAACGCAGTAATACCTAGTTCTTCTGTACGTCCGTCACTAGGAATGAAGTTCATACCGTAATCATAGAAGGCTGTAAACAAATCATCATTGTTCTCATTTTCTCTCGCAAAGTATCTAGAGTCACCGATTCGCTCGATTACTTCTATGCCTAGCTCGTCTTCTATTTCCTTGAAGAGCTCTACGTAGCCCTCTACGTTGTACCCCACCTTTTTCGCGGCGGGTCCAAAACGCCACTTTGGATCGCCAAAAATTGCCCACTCTCCGTATGTATCACGGTCGGGGAACTCTCTTCTAATATAGACATTATTATCTCTATCAACTCCAGCCCAGATTGCAACATAGTTTCTTGCTCCGGCGGGGTCGACCACTTGATAACAGCTATAGTTGGACTTATCAGTGATGTCTGGAAATCTTCTTCCGTATTTATTGGGTACTTCGGATAATACATTTACTTCTGTGTTAAATAATGGTAACAGACTTGTCATTGACTTCACGGGCATACCGTAAGCACGAACCATAATCTCTTCCTCTGGTCTGCCACGAAGGTCTTTCGCTATACGCTCGTATCCGCCGAATGGGTTCTCGTCTGAATGTAAATACACAACGCCGGCATCTCTTTCGGGGCTGTACTGCTCTATAGGTAGTTTTTTGTTCTTGAGTAGCTCTGCTTCTCTAGTCTGTAAAGTCTCGGCACCCTTGAGGTACTCAGATATAAATGGAGTATATCCATCAATCGGCGTAAAGCCAATCACTAGCTTAGAGTTCCTTGTAGCTAATCGGAATCGTAGGGTGTTCACCAACGCTGCATCCCCTAAGTATTCGTCCAGCCACGCACCGAGGTTTAAACCACTAGGCTTCTTAAAGCCGAACTCAAAACCCTCCAAGATGGTCTGATTGTTACTGAACTGCGTGTACGTCTTGAAGTCCACCCTCGTCTTAGTATCTGGAAAGATAAATGAACTCCCAGTGAATCCATTCTGCATAGAGAAGTTAATGTAGCCGTCTACACTCTTTGTCTTTCGCTTGAACTCCTTCGGCATCATCTCCCAAATCGCCGCTTGCTGCACCTTCACCGAAGTATCTGCATTCTGACTAAAACATACTATATGTCCGTTATTGTTCTCCATCACGGCTTGCATAACCATCTTTGCACAACCAGTGGTCTTACCACTTCTATTACCGCCGAGAACTAGGCACTCATTCTGCTTATTGAGACTGAGTCTCATTCTATCCCATCCCGGTAAATCAAAACCGTATCGGATAGGATCTTCCTCCGATGCTTGTATTCTACCCTCGTGGGCTTCATACAAATCCTCCAATAACTTAGGATCATT